TCTGGTTATGGAACTACTGGTATATTGAGAGTTGATTTAGTGGGTGGTGCTGTTGATACAACTTTTTCAACTAACATCGGTAGTTATGTTCCTACAACTATGAGCGCCCAACCACAAACCCGTCTTATTAAACTTGATAGTAGTAACAGAATATATCGTATAGGGCTATTTGTATTCATAAATGGAAATGGATTTAACCGAATTGTTAGATACTTACAAAATGGTACGATAAATACAATTTCATCATAATGATATACCTATACCAAGAAGAATTCACCAACGCCAGTGCGTCTTGTACCCGTAATACAGACATACCGAATCCATATTTCTTATGGGATATGACCCATAAATTATCAGGTAAGGTATATAACTTTATTCCTTACCAAGTCCCCTACACCACAGACTATAAACCGAGTTATGATTTATTCAATATCGGTATAATTTTCGGTGATGCTCAAGTTCTTACGGGAGCTACAATGACTGGGGAAACTAACGTACATCTTATTCCTGGTGAATATTTTGTCCAAATACACGCCCAAGTATCAGATGTGAATTTAAACCCATCACAATCAGGGGAAATCGTTTTTCAGACACTTGTAAACGTTGTTGGGACAAATCAAAATATTCCGATATCTTATGAAGGGGAAGAAGAAGTATTTATTATATACGACCCTGAAAATGAAAATTGACGTTTTAAACTTTGGTATGATTACCCCCGAACGATTTGTTGAGAAAATAAATCGGAATCAACCTTTTGTAAGTTGGGGTTTAGATAACATGGAAATTGAAAGATGGTATGAATACTCTGACTTTTCACCAATCCATAACGCCTGTATCAGGTCAAAGGTAGATAACTCCGCTGGCAGGGGTTTTACTAATGACTATAAGATAAATCAAAAGCAATCTCTAAACGATGTTGTAAAACAGATGTATTGGGAGTTTATTGTAGGGGGAAATTTGTTCCTTGAAATTATTTGGAAAAAAAATAGGGCTGAAGGTATATCGGGATTCCATATTATCCCATCAAAGTATATGAGAGCCAAGGCTCCTGAAAACTACGAGTTGGTAAGTGATACGTGGTTGTATTGTCAAGATTGGATGAATTGGAGAAAAGCGGGACTTATTGAGTTCAAAGAATTTGATCCTAACAACTACACCGACAGGCAGATTCTATGTATCAAACAATATTCACCAGGATACCTTTTTTATGGTGTTCCTGATTACTTATCGTGTATGTTGGACATCCGACTATCAAGGAGTATATCAGAGTTCAATCTGGCTAATATTTCTAACGGAGCATCTCCGTCAATGTTCGTACATTTTCCACAAGAAGCCCCTGATTCACAGAACGAACAGGAAGACATTTTACGTAGGATGGAAGAAAGATATCGTGGGGCACAGAACGCTGGTCGTATCATCGTGTCTTATGGTGGTGAAGGTGGAAGACCTGAAATCACGCAGATCACCCCGACCATGCAGACGGGTGGTTATGCCGAGATCTTCGCACTTGTCCGTGAGAACATCATGGCAGGTCATAAGATCGTAGATGGCTCTATCGTTGGACTACCGAACCCATCGGGGTTCAATAGTTCCGCAGAACAGTTAGAAACCACTTACCGACTATTTATGAATACCAGTGTCAAACCATTACAAGAGTTCTTGATTCGTGAGTTAGAACCTGTCGTTCAGTTGATACACCCTGATCAAGAAGTCAAACTTGACATTATACAAAACCAAATCCTATTATGATCTACGATGTATTATTAATATCCGAACAACGTCTTAAGAATAATACGCCGATTAACGACAACGTTGACAGTTCGGAATTACGTTTTTCTATAAGTCAGGCTCAACAGATTTTTATACAAGAAACATTGGGTACAAATCTGTACGAATTTATCTTACAACTTGTAAAAGATAATGATATTGACGATGCTCAATATATTCATTACAAAGAACTCCTTACCAACTTTATCACTCCCACTCTAATCAGTTATAGTTATTACCTTTGTTTGGATAACTTTTGGGTAAAGTTTGTGAATATCGGACTACAGAATATGAGGTCTGAACAGGGAACACCCATTGACATCAAGGGTCTCACGTATCTAAAAAACAACGCACGTGACAACGCTCAATTCAACGATAACTTACTGCGTCGTCATTTGGTCTTTAACAATCAGAATTTCCCACAATATACCCTGACTACAAATAATGGTCAGTTGATTCCCGAATTTGGTGGTGCTTTCCGTACATCTATGACATTACCTACCTATGGTCGTGGTAGTTCCAAGAACGCTTCGGGGTTGTCTTTTGGTGGGAACTATGGAAACTATGGTTTCTACGGATGTCCTTATCCCTGGTGGTATTCGGGCAATAATTCAGTACAGTAAGGTCAACCTAAATGGTTATGAACCAACCTGCCAAATTTCTCCATAGGGAGTAATTTCTATGGAATCTACACCATAATCTGTGTACAGATGACATGGTGAGTCAACTTGTTGTTTTTTCATTTGGTAGTGTAGGATCTTATTACGTACAGGACAGTTGAATTTGAATTCGGGTAGTTCTTTACGAACCTTGAACAATAATGTCGCAGGGTAGGTGTCTACAATAATGGTTTTCATCTTGATTAGAGTTTATTTATTGGTTGGATATTAACTTCTACGATGGTAGTATAACCACCTGCTCTATTGGGGTAAGTTTCTTTTGTGTATTTAAACAAATCGCCATATTGGTTAATCATATTATGATAACCTTTGATTTTGTGAGCGTGGATACACTTATCATTTTCCATAAGACGAAGGATAATGTGATTTTTCTTTTTCATTTTAGGTTATTTGTTATTAGGGTGTAAAGATACTGCGGATAGTTGGATTATACAAGGTGTATCCAAAAAATAGTTGACTCACCTTTTTTTTCACCAATAGTGAAGGTTTTGATAAAATCTCGGTATTTGTAAAGGTCTTTAAGATCTACCTCAAAATAATTATCATCACCAGCTTCAGGGGGAAAAGCAATACCCACGATTTCTTGGGTGGGGTCATCTATAATAAGTTCACCGATAAGTTTAGCATAACCCCCAAGTGATTTGTCCTTCCAAAAGTATTGCTTTCCTGCTTCGTAATTCCGTTCCATTTTGTTTATTGTTTTTTAGATTAGGGTGTAAAGATACTGCGAGTTTTTGGATTATACAATTACCAATCTAAAATATTTTCCAACATACCCATATTCTCAAGACACATTACCCCATACATTTTATCGCCAGTCAAAATATCACCCGTTATGTGTGAGATCATAGTAAATGGTATTTCATAGTCTTTAGAGATCCAATTAATCAACTTTTCCTGTTGAGAAATAGTTGGTTCGCACTTTTTTCTTTTCTTGTGTTGGTTGATACAAAAGTCAAAGTAATCTTTTTGGTAATCTGTTAGGGTTTTCATAGTTGTTTATTTATTAGGGTGTAAAGATAAGGCGGGAGATTGGTTTACACAATCCCCCACCTAAATTATTTTAGTAGTATAGTTTGGTGTAGGGTAATGATACTACCTTTTCATCTTTCACAACCACACCTACAAAGTATCCACCACCACTATTTATTTTAAGGTATGGGTTGGTTTCTTTCACGAAGAATACTAAATCTGTCTCTTGGTTAAAGAAAGTGATGATTTTGTGTTTCTTCAACATCTTTGCCAGTTTCTCTACTCCTTTGTATTTCAGATGATCCATTACATTATCCGTCATGTGGATAAGGTCATTTTTTACGTGCTCGCTTTTGCGGATAAAATCGTAGGTAAGGTCAAGGTTGTTCATCGTGGTAGGTTGTTTTTAGATTAGAGTGTAAAGATACAACAACGATTTAATCCCACCAAATCTTTTTTATATTTATTTTCTATGACTAATTCCAAAGGTGTTGAAATGGTAGGTAGGATATGTTCGGTCTGTGGTGATGAGTTTTTCCTAACAAGGAAATCAGGGACAAGATGTAATCCGTGTATCTACAAACTCACCAAAGACAACCAGTATAGAAAACTTGTGGATCAACAGATACTCGGTCATTGGGGTCGCCAGCACGATATAGACAGCGCCATAGACCTTCTTACAAAACT